CTATTTCGCTGATGTCGGCTAAGAAAACCAACAACATTGTCGAGTTTCTTGAAGGTCAAGTAGACGAACTGATGGAAATGCGGTATAAAGTCGTCGATAAGGATTGCACCCCAATCCAAAACATTATCGACGAGATTTTTGGCCTGTATTACAGCACGCTGTATAAACTGAAATTTCTCGCATAAGGACGCAACACATGGGCTTAAAAACTGTAACCACCTGCCTTGGCTATCAGCAGATCACACCTGACACGTCAACGGCGCTTACCGTTCCTGCTGTAGACGCAGCAGGCAACAAATTGCAGCCAACTATGGCTGTTTTGGTCCCCGAAGGCCAGACAGTGCGTTGGCGCGATGATGGCACGGCCCCAACTGCCAGTGTCGGTATGCCAATCTATGTCGGCACTACGTTTTTCTACGATGGCGACCTTACCAAAATCCGCTTTATTAACACCGTAGCGGGCGGCAAACTCAACGTGAGTTACTACCAATGATCCAACTAACCGGCTCACCGCTCGCTATTACTGGTACAGCGTCTGCTGCCGGTTACACGCTTACAGCGGACGCGTTCATCACTATCGACGGCACAACGGACCCTTACACGCTGTCCGCGATAGACAATGGAAAAATCCTGTACGTCACAGATGCTACCGCGCTGACAATCAACTGCGCTGCAAATCTGGGTAAAGGTTTTTCTTGCACCATTATCCAAGCTGGCGCCGGTAAAGTTACGGTGGCGGCTAACGGCCAAACCTTAGTGTCATATTCGTCGCTGTTCAGCACGATGGGCCAATATGCGGTGATCTCACTCATCTGCCCTGTCGCCAACACCTTTATAGCGGCGGGCAACCTCGGAGTTTAACTATATGCCGCAAGTTTTTTTATCTTTATTCGGCGGTGTAGGGGCGCAATTTTTTGATAATAACGGCGTTATTTTGTCTGGGGGTAAAATTTACACTTACGCTGCCGGCACAACTACGCCGCAGGTAACTTATACTAGTTCATCTGGCGCTACCCCACACGCCAACCCTATCATATTGGACAGCGCAGGGCGCGTACCGGGGGGTGAAATTTGGGTGCTTGCGGGGGTATTATACAAATTTACCTTAGAAACCGCGCTTGGTGTTCTCATAGCTACATATGATAATGTGGGGTCTGCGGCTTCTGGCGCAGCTACAATAGCAAATTTTGTTGGCACAGGCAGTCAAGTTAATTTTACTTTACCTTCCGCGCCGATTAGCGAAAACGCAACTAACGTGTATATTAACGGAGTATATCAACAAAAAAACACTTATTCTTTGGCGGCTACAACATTAACTTTTTCGCAAGCCCCACCTGTTACATCTACTATTGAAATAGCGTATTTTTAATGATAACTCCTGCATATAGCCCTACGGCGACTGAGCGAGTTCTTCCTCGCATGGCGCTGGATTTTACAACCGCCGTAACTGATTCTCGTGTGGCAACCGCACGGGCTGGAAACACTGCAACGCGATTTAATTCCAGTGGGTTAATTGAGACTGTTAATGCAAATCTTGCTCGTTATGATTTTAATCCATCCACATTGATTTGCAGCGGTCAGTTGATTGAGGAAGCTCGTACTAATCTATTTCTTAATAGTTTGATCGATGGAATAAATCTTGCAACCCAAATAGTTGTCCTGACAAATGTGGCGCATACATTGTCGTTTTATGGATCAGGGACTGTCACGATTAGCGGTGGGCACAGCGCAACTGTTGTAGGCACTGGAAACTTCCCCAGCCGAAGCACACTTACTTTTACGCCAACTGTCGGCGCAAGCACATTTACCGTTAGCGGTGATGTTAAATTTGCACAACTTGAAGTGGGTTCATTTGCTACAAGCTACATACCTACTGCAGCAACCAGTGTTTTACGCAACGCTGACGCTGTGAGCATGACAGGGACGAACTTCAGCGATTGGTATAACGCCAGTCAGGGGGCGTTTTTTGTACAGGCAACACCAACAAGTAACACATCCGCAATACGAGTTTTGATTGACGTAGCGGCAGACGCAAACAATCGAATGACTTTGCAACAATTCACATCTGGAATTTTTGCAAATTTGTTTGTTTTTGTAGGTGGGGCGTTGCAAGTAAACGCCTATTCGCTTTGCACAGCGGGTGACATTAGCTCGGCAATTGGCTACAAAATAAACGATTTTGCCATAGACACAAGTGTTGGAATAATTCAAACAGACAGCAGCGGTACTGTTGTTACGCCTACATTTATGAGAATTGGTGCAAGGCAGGATGGCGGCATTGCAGCTAACGGGCACATACAACAAATATCGTACTGGCCTCAACGTCTCACCAATAACGAAATTCAAGCATTTGCAAAAGGATGACCAATGGCTCTCACAAAAGTAACCTACTCGATGATTGCTGGTGCTGTTAGCAACATCCAAGATTTTGGGGCTGTTGGAGACGGCGTAACAAATGATGCCGCAAGCATTCAGTTAGCACTAAACTCTGGCGCAAAAAGTGTGTTCATTCCAGCAGGAACATATCGGGTAAATACAACACTTGAAATTCCAAGTGATGTGGAAGTGTGCGGTGTTGGAAATTCGTCAATCATCTCTTTGGGTGCGAACGCCAGTGTCATTTTGATTGACGGAACATCCGACGTGTATTTGCATGATTTTGCAATAAATGGAAATAGCGCCACGTACACCAGCACAAGCAACAATGCTGTGTTTATAGATTGGCGCACCACAGCTGGAACCAATGTCAGGTTGGAAAACCTTTACATCCACGATATTGGTGGTGTTGGTATTATTGGACTTGCTGCTGTTGGAACTCCATCATCAGGTGTTCAAATTGAAAAATGCCGTGTTGAAAACACTGGCGCTCACGGCATCATCACACAAGACTACATTTCGGATGTGTCAATTTGCAACAACACCGTGAAAGCAAGTGGTCTTGGATTCGCAGATCGCCCGGGAATCACTGCAAGTCGTTACGGCAAGAACGTCATTATCAGTAACAACATTTGCATTGGATCAAGTTCAGCACTTGGCACAAGTGTTCATGGCATTAGCATTGATGCTACTGAAAACGCTACTTGCACAGGTAACATTATTTCTGGGTGGAAAGGTTACGGTATTGAGGTTGGATTTGTAACAAACGGCACATTCCAAGGAAACTCAATCACTGGTTGTACACGAGCATCTATTGCTTTGTCTGGAATTGAATCTGCGTCTTCTAGAAACGTCAACGTTTCTGTTATTGGGAACACTTGCAACAGCGGAAGTACCCAAGGCATTTACGCATTCATGTCTGGCGGCACGGGAATATTTTTTCATGAGAACATTGTTGTCTCTGGAAATTGTGTCAATGGAAGCACAACGCAGTCAGGCATCGAAATAAACTTTGTTAACCGACTACTGGTTGCCAACAACTCAGTGAATAACTGTTTCTTATCTGGTTTGTATGTTGATAACTGCAAAGAAATTAACATAACCGGAAATAATCTTATTTATAACAACGCAACAGCTATTAAAAATGTTTCTTCGCTTACTTTGGTTGGTACAACTGCAACTGTTACGTCAACCGCGCATGGCTATTCAAACGGTGACATTATAACTATCTGGGGCGCTACACCAGTAAACTATAACGGCAGCGCGGCTATTTCAAACATCACTGCGAATACGTTTGACTATACCACAGTATCTGGACTTACGTCGCCAGCGGTGGGTGCAATTCAATGCACAAAAAGCAATTCTTTTGCGCATGGCGGCGCTCGTGTTTTGTGGTCTGTATTGACGACCAAAGAAACTTGCATTTTCGGCATTAATCTAATCGACAAAAACGCATGGCGAAATGTGTTCGATGTGACCATCAATGGACTTTATGGTTATATTAACGACTGGCTTATTTTACGTGAGGTTCGCGGTGTGCCTCCCGTTAATCTTCTGACTAGCGGAGCAATAGCCAACGAACGTGATCGCATGGCGCTTTTTATGATAAACAACAAATGGGTTGCTGCATATAACAACGCAGGAACCTCAAATTATGCAGTTCTTGATCTTGATGGTTCTGACACCGCTTGGTCTAACAGCGCCACTGCACCCTAAAGAATAAAGGACAAAGACCATGTTAAAAGCAGCACCAAACCAAACATGGCTAACGATATTGCTATGCTGCATCAAATGATGTAGTCTAGCCACCAACCGTACTGATGCGGCTCATCAGGAACTCTTTAAGGGTTAAACATGGACGATAATGTCTTTACCGAAGCGGATGCCTCCGCGCCAGAACTCGAAGCCACGGCAGCAATCGAGCCTGTAGAAAACACGACGCCGGAAGAGCAGTCTGCTGAACAGGAAGCATCTAAGTCCTTCTCCCAAGAAGAACTAGACGCCATCGTAGGCAAACGACTCGCAAGAGAGCAGCGTAAATGGGAACGCGAACAGGCTCAAAGAGCAGAGGAAATGCAGGCACGGCAGCAGCCGATCCATGACATAACCCCTGAACAATTTGAGACTTACGAGGATTACGCAGAGGTTTTGGCCGAACGTAAAGCCGAAGAAATGTTGGCACGCCGTGAAAGGGACGGCCAGCAACGTGCAATGCTAGAGTCTTATCACGAACGTGAAGAGGCAGCGCGGGACAAGTATGATGACTTTGAACAAGTCGCATACAACCCCAACCTTCCGATCACCGACGCGATGGCAATGGCAATACAAGCGTCCGACATTGGCCCCGACGTGATTTATCACTTAGGTGTCAACACTAAAGATGCCCAGCGTATTTCGCGTCTAGACCCCATTTTGCAAGCTAGGGAAATTGGTATGATTGAGGCGCGGCTTTCAGCCGAGCCTACATTCAAAAAAACATCCAACGCCCCGGCACCGATTGCACCTGTCAACGCCCGCACCGCTGGTGCGCCAACATTTGATACGACAGACCCACGGTCAGTAAAGTCCATGAGTACGTCAGATTGGATTGAGGCAGAAAGGCTACGGCAGATCAAGAAGTACGAGGCACAACGCAACCGATAATTTAGGATTATTTCCATGTCTAACTCGATTTTAACAATCGACATGATCACGCGCAAAGCGCTTGAGATTCTCGAAAACAACTTGGTTCTTACCCGTAACGTAAACCGTCAATACGATGACAGCTTTGCTGTTGAAGGTGCTAAAATTGGTTCAACCCTGCGTATCCGTCTTCCAGACCGCGCACTTGTAACTGATGGCGCAGCCCTTCAGGTACAGGATGACAACGAGCAGTTCACAACGCTGACCGTTGCCAACCAGAAGCACATCGGCGTTAACTTCACGACTGCTGAATTGACCATGCAGCTTGACGATTTCGCAGAGCGCGTTCTCAAGCCACGTATCTCGCAGCTTGCTTCCAGCATCGACGCTGACGTTGCAAATGCGTATGCAACAATCGGTAACACTGTCGGCACGCCCGGCACTACGCCAGCTACTTCGGCTGTTCTTCTTGCTGCACAGCAGAAGCTGAACGAAAATGCTGCCGTGATGTCGCCACGTTATGCCACTGTCAACCCAGCCGCAAACGCTGGTTTGGTCGAAGGCATGAAGGGTCTCTTCAACCCAACTGACACTGTCAGCAAGCAGTTCAAGAACGGCATGATGGGTACAGGCGTACTTGGTTTTGAAGAAATCAATATGTCGCAGTCCATCAAGCAGTTCACCACTGGTTCGCGTACTGCAACCGGCGGCACGACTTCGGCTGCTGTCACCGCTGAAGGCGCAACCACCATCGCCATCACTGGCGCTGGCGCGGCTGCTACCGTCAAGGCTGGTGACGTGTTTACTGTAGCTGACTGTTTCCAAGTCAACCCACAGACCCGTGAAAGCACTGGTTCGTTGTTCCAGTTCGTTGCTCTTGCTGATGTCACACTCAGCGGCGCTGGCGCTGGTAACGTAACTGTTGCTGCAATCTACTCGGCAGCACACGCACTTGCCACGGTTAACACTCTGCCCGGTAACTCCAAGGCAATCGTGTTTGTTGGTACGGCTTCTACGCAATATGCTCAGAACCTTATCTACCACAAGGACGCTATCACCTTCGCAACCGCCGACCTTCTGCTCCCACAAGGCGTAGATATGGCTTCGCGTCAGGTGCATAACGGCATTTCGCTCCGCGTTGTTCGTCAGTACGACATCAACAACGACCGTATGCCTTGCCGTATTGACGTTCTGTATGGTTACAGCACGATCCGTCCGCAGATGGCTGTTCGGATGTGGGGTTAATCTAATAACGGCCCCCGGTTCGCTGGGGGCCAAACTTTTTTAAGGATTTTTACAATGGCTATTCTACCTAATGGCGCTGGCGGTTACCAAGTTGGTGACGGCAATCTTGGCGAAGCTACACTTTCAATTTCTAACATCCCCACTGCGTATACTGCACTAGCAACACTAACCACTGCCGAATTGGCTGGTGGCCTTGTTGTCTACACTTCAGCATCTACAGCAGACCTTACACTTCCTACGGTCACCGTTGTTAACGCCGACCTTAGCAGCGCAAAAGTAAACTCATCGTTTGATGTTGCTTTGGTTGCTACCAGCACTGGCGTGCCTACTATCGTAGTTGGCACAGGCTGGACGCTGGTTGGTTCAGGCGCTGGCGTTGCTTCTAAGAGCGTATTGTTCCGCGCTGTTAAAACTGGCGCTGAAACGTACAACCTGTACCGTATCGCTGGCTAATAAGTTTGCCCCGGCTTCGGTCGGGGCATCCTTTTCAGGAGAAAATCAATGGCTAATACAAAATCTATTGGTGTTGCTTTCCTCGACCAAGACATTATTGGCGCACAATATCTCTTGAGCGACGAGCAAATCGGCTACACCGCCGCAGCACAAGGTACGGTTACACAGGGAACTACGTCGGGCAAAGGAACTGCGGTCACGCTGAACAAACCAGCCGGTCGCATTACTATGGACAACGCGTCTTTGACTACTGCTACTAACGCTACGTTCACGCTAAACAACAGCTTCATTTCTGCAAATGACACTGTTGTTCTTACTATCTCTGGCGGCCAAGCGACTGCTGGATCATACAACGTGTTTGCTAACTCGCTGGCTGCTGGCTCTGTCAGCATCAGCCTACGTAACATTTCTGGCGGTACGCTGTCAGAAGCAGTAGTAATTAACTTTGCTATTCTGCACTGCGTATAATTAATTTGGGCGGCTTTCGGGCCGTCCATTTTTAGATTTTTTGCGAGGATTTTGGCATGACTACGGCTGGGGACATAATTAACGGTTCGCTTAGACTGCTAGGCGTTCTGGCAGAAGGCGAAGTCCCATCGGCTGAAACGTCGCAGGACGCACTGCGCGCCATGAACCAGATGATTGATAGCTGGAACACCGAGCGCCTGTCCGTCTTCTCGACACAAGACCAAGTATTCACATGGCCTTCTGGCATCATCAGCCGCACGCTTGGGCCTACTGGCAACTTTGTTGGCAACCGCCCTATCCTGCTTGATGACGCAACGTACTTTGTCGATCCCGGCACGGGCGTCAGCTACGGCATCAAAATGATTAACCAGCAGCAATATGACGGCATTGCGGTCAAGACTGTAACATCTACATTTCCGCAAGTTCTCTTTGTCAACATGACATATCCAGATATTGAAATGTTTATATACCCGCGGCCTACGCGCGACCTGACATGGCATTTTATTTCCGTTGAAGAACTGACGCAGCCTGCAACGCTGGCAACCGTATTAAGTTTTCCTCCCGGCTATTTGCGTGCGTTTCGCTATAACTTGGCTTGCGAAATGGCGCCTGAGTTTGGTGAGGAACCGTCGGCACAGGTTCGCCGCATTGCTATGTCTTCGAAGCGTAACATCAAACGCATCAACAACCCTGATGACATTATGTCTGTACCATACAGCCTTATTGCTTCACGCCAGCGGTTTAACATCTACGCAGGCAACTACTAATGAAGACGCCGATCCTTGGGTCGGCGTATGTCGCTAGAAGCGTCAACGCCGCCGACAACCGTATGGTTAACCTCTTTCCTGAGATTGTCCCTGAAGGTGGCAAAGAGCCAGCGTTCCTTCAGCGCGCGCCGGGGCTGACTACCTTAGCAACCCTTGGCAGCGGACCTATACGCGGGCTGTGGACGTATGGCAGCTACGGCTATGCCGTGTCTGGCGATACGCTGTACCGAATCGACAGTAGTTGGAACGCGGTTGCCAAAGGCACTGTAGGCGGCTCAGGCCCTGTCAGCATGGCTGACAATGGCACGCAGCTATTTATCGCGGCTAATCCTCAAGGCTACATCTACAACGTCAACACCGACGTGTTTCAGCAGATCACCGACCCTGACTTCCCCGGCGCTGGCACGGTCGGTTACATCGACGGCTATTTTACGTTCAACGAGCCGAATAGCCAGAAAATTTGGGTTACGCAGTTGCTCGACGGCCTGTCCGTTGACCCGCTAGAGTTCGCCAGCGCCGAAGGCAACCCCGACAATGTCGTGGCTATCTTTGTCGATCACCGCGAAGTCTGGGTGTTTGGCACAAACTCGACCGAAGTCTGGTATGACGCAGGGCTGCTCGACTTTCCGCTAACACGTATCCAAGGCGCGTTTAACGAACTAGGCTGCGCGGCCCCGTACAGCATCGCCAAGATGGACAACCAAGTTTATTGGCTAGGCAGGGACGCGCGCGGTCAAGGGGTCGTCTACAAGGCCGCGGGCTACATAGGTCAGCGTGTGTCTACGCACGCTATCGAATGGCAGATGCAGGAATATCTTAATCTGTCGGACGCGGTAGGCTACACGTACCAGCAGGACGGTCACAGCTTCTACGTCCTGAATTTTCCCAGCGCCGACACCACATGGGTCTACGATGTTGCCACTGGCGCATGGCATGAGCGTGCATCGTTTGTTAACGGCGATTTTAACCGCCACCGTGCCGACAATCAAATGTTCTTCAACAGCACCACGGTTGTTGGCGACTATCAGAACGGCAAGATTTATGAGTTTGACTTAGCCGTGTACGCTGATGACGGCGCACCGCAAAAATGGCTGCGGTCATGGCGCGCGCTGCCGACAGGCGCTAACAACCTCACGCGTACTATCCAGCACGCGCTGCAACTTGACTGCGAGACAGGCGTGGGCCTGAACAACGGCCAAGGCAGCGAACCACAAGTCATGCTGCGCTTCTCTGATGATGGCGGCCACACATGGTCAAGCGAACATTGGAAGTCGATGGGCGCTATTGGTAAATACGGAAAGCGTACCATCTGGCGGCGTCTTGGTGCGACGATGAAAATACGCGACCGCGTCTACGAAGTGTCTGGAACAGACCCTGTACGGATTTACATCATGGGCGCTGAACTAGCCATTAGCGGGACGAGCGCCTGATGGCATTGGCCCCGATCAACCCTACCCAGTTAACGCCGCCACGCGTCGCCTTTATTGACGAACGGTCGGGGGCGATTAGCCGTGAATGGTATCGGTTCTTTCTGTCGCTGTTGACCGCAACACAGACCAATCAGGATGAAGTCGAGTTAGCGCCTGACGCTACGGCGCTGATAGCATCCTATGACGCCATGTTGGCAGAACTAGCACAGGCTACCGAAAGCGCCCCTGACGGCGCGTCAGCATCTGACCTAGCGGTTGTGCAGAGCGACATTCAAGCGTTAGCGTCAACACCACCTAGTACGTCAGCATCTGACCTAGCGGTTGTGCAGAGCGACATTCAAACCTTAGAGTTAACCCCGTCCAGCGCGTCAGCGTCTGAATTAGCTGTTTTGCAAGCAGAAGTTTTTGGGTTAGGGCTTGCGCCGCGTGCGGAGTTAGGGACAATCGCATCTAAAAATAAAGGCGTGTCTGGCTCTTTCTTGGCTGGCATAAACACCGTCACTGTGGTTGACGGCATCATCACCAGTATTGTTTAAGGAGAATATCAATGGCCGTGACTATTAGTAACATCATCCCCGCTAAGACAGCGGAAGCCGCGCAGACAACGCAGTACACGTCGAATGGCGTGCAGACGATCATCGACAAGTTTACCGCGACTAACTACAGCGCCTCGGCTGCAACGATCAGCGTCAACCTGATTACGGCTGCTGGCAGCGCGACCGACGACAACTTGATTGTCGATACCAAAACGCTTCAGCCGTCTGAGACATATACGTTTCCTGAACTGGTTGGTCATGTGCTGCCTAACAATGGCTTCATCAGCACAATCGCCGGCACGGCGTCGGCAATCAACATCCGTGCGTCAGGTCGGCTAGTCAGCTAATGCAGAATTTTCTGCGCCTTGCAGATAATGTAGACACTGTTCCGGTTATGCGCGAACTAGTTACGCAGCCTGAGTTGTGGGACCAGAACACGTTGCGGACGCAGCACCCTGATACAGCCCATGCTGACGTAAGCGACATTTGGCTTTGGTTTAATGAGATACCAACCGACCCAGAAGCTGTTGTCAACGACATCCAGACGATAGCCTATCCAGCGTGGGGGCAGTTGCCGTCACTGCGGCGACTGGTGCTAGACCTTATGCACCGCGTCAACGGTGTGCAGTTGGGTCGCTGCATCGTCACTAAGCTGCCGCCCGGCGGTGTCATCACACCACACGTTGACGGCGGTGCGCCAGCGGAGTTCTACACCCGCTATCAGATAGCGTTGCAGTCTTTACCCGGCGCGCTGTTTCATTCGGGCGACGAAACAGCAAACTTTTATACGGGCGAAGTCTGGTGGGTCAACAACCGCGTGCAACATTCTGTTGTCAATAACAGTGCAGATGATAGGATAGTCTGCATAGTGGACATCAGGAGCGCATAATGATAACAGCCCAAGTCGAACCGTACAGTAAATGTTTGCCTGAGTTGATGGCCTGCTACGACCTTCACTGGGAAGAGTTGGCCCTGAACAAAGATAAAGTACCGCTTGATCCGCAGTATGATTTGTACGAAGCGCGCGACAATGCAGGACAACTGTTGCTGGTTACGCTGCGCGAAACTGGCCGTTTAGTGGGGTATTTCATAGGTTTCATCGCGCCGGGCTTTCACTACAAGACGTGCCTGACGCTGACGATGGACATCTTTTGGACGCACCCAGATGTGCGTGGTGGATTTAGTGGTGTAAAACTCTTTCGTTTAGTTGAAAAAGAGGCTAAAAGGAGAGGCGTGCATCGTATGTTTTACGGTTCCAAAATGCACAAGGACGCCTCACGGCTGTTTGAGTTTTTGAAGATGGAACCTGTAGAGATATATTATAGCAAGTGGATCGGGGAATAACATGGTCGCAGCAGCAGTAATTGGATCGGCGGTCATAGGTGGCGCGGTGTCGATGTCCGCATCTAGTAAAGCTGCCAAGGCGCAAGAGCGCGCGTCGGACAAAGCGACCGCAGCGCAAAAAGCAGCTTTAGACAGACAGATAGCGCTCCAAGAGCCGTTCCGTCAGGGCGGCCTTACCGCGCAGAACGAAATTATGCAGTATCTGGGTATTGGCGGCGACAAAAACGCCCCCGGATACGGCAGCCTAGCTAAATCTTTTGATGAACTTTACGGCGGCGACAAGTTCCAGCAAGACCCCGGCGCTCAGTTCCGCCAATCGGAAAGTTTAAAAGCACTGGAGCGGTCGGCGGCAGCGCGCGGTAACTTGTTGTCTGGTTCCACCTTGAAAGGTATAACACGTTTCAGCCAAGACTTAGCCAGCCAAGAATATCAGAACGCATTTAACCGTTATCAAGTTGAGCGGTCTGCCAAGCTGAACCCGTTGCAATCGTTGATGGGTTCGGGCCAGTCTGCCACAAACGTGATGACCGGCGCAACAGGGCAATTCGGCCAAAACGAAGCGTCGAACATCTATAACGCTGGCCAAGCCCGTGCGTCTGGCTACATCGGTCAGGGTAACGCGCTAAACCAAGCATTAAGCGGCATCACAAACTACATGGTGCAGGCGCCCATCAACAAAGCAGCGATTGATTACTACAACCGTAACCCAACGGGCGGCGGCGGCACTGGTCCCGGCGGCGGTTTTGAGCCGGGCGGCGGCGGCGCGCCACGTAATCCTTTTCTAACGCCGCGTTCTACCACTTAAAGGTGTAACCCATGCCAAACCAAATGATAGCCCTGCAAGCGCGCGGCCCACAACTTCCCGATCTTTCGCGTCAGACCGCGCAGTACGCGAACATGATGAACATGGCGCGGCAGCAGGAAGCGGCGCAGCGTCAAGCGTCCTTGGCGCAGCAGCAGATGGCTAACGCAAACGCTGACGAAGCCCGCAGAGCGGAGTTGCACGGCCCTGCGCTTAAAAAAGCCCAGCTAGAATATGTAGGTTTGGTGGCCGATAAATTTAGAGAAGACGTAGCAAAAGTAAGAGACGGTGATACCGCGGGCGCTGAAGCCGCGCGCGCGGCGGCTGTAGATAGTGTTCCGGGATGGGGCAACATGATACCCCCTGTGTCTCAATGGACACCGGAGGTTAAAGCGCAACTAATGCTAAAAGCCAAAGAGATAGTTGATAAGATTTATCCTGACGCTACAGCTAGTTTGGAAGTTTCTACAGACGGCATACCCATGTCAACTGTTATTGGCGGCTTTCCGAGCGCGGCTCAACAAAGACCTGTGTACGACGCGCAAGACCCAGCAACGCAAACTACATCTGCGCCCCCTGCAACACCGACCGCAACACCGGAATTAGCGCCGTCCGCTGGCCCAGTGGCAAACGGTAAATATGGCGAAGCTAGATTTATACCTGATAACGCTGTGCCGCTTACCGATTTTGAGCAAGAGGATATTCGCAGAATAAAGGGAGGCTCAGGTATGACGGACACCCCTGCGTCCTTTACTGGCGGCAGCATGGGCGCAGGGCAGATGACGCCTGAAGTAATGTCGCGCATTGCAGATTCTGCGTTCCAAACAGGCGTCATAGCACAGGTGGACTTCGATCAGCTTTTAGCAACGCAACCGCCTGAGAACAGACAGGCGTTTACGGACGCTTTTCGTCGCGCCAATGTTACGGTCCAAGCTGACGCACCGTCGCTGGCTGACAGCGGAATGGGCCAGCAACAGTATGATGGTCAGACACCGCAATCTATATATGCTAAGTTACCCGCACAGCAGATGCCAATTTCAAATGCTGACTTAGGCAGTCAGCCGATGACGCGTCAGACACTGGCGCAAACGCAGCCGCGTACAATTACACGGATTCAACAGAAGATGCCGAATGTAGCGCCAGCCCCTGCGGAGACACCTCAACAGGCTGGGGACAGAGCGCGCAACATTCGTCAGACGCCAGCGGAAGCCGCGGCGATAACAGCGGCGATTGAAAATACAAAAGTTGGTATCCAGCGAGACGCCAGAATTGCAGAAGAAATACGCATTAAAACTAAAGGACGGAAACTATTTAGTACCGTTTTGAACGATATGCGCGGTGATTATCAAACGCTTAATAAATTGCGCGCTATACCTTCAACAGGCCGACCCATGCTAGATAATTTTGGCGACGCTATTAGCTCAAGTTTCATAGGCCGCAAAGTGCAAAGCGCGGCAGGTTCTCAAGCATCAGTAGCACTTAACAACATTGCTAACTCTAAGCTGACGCTGTTTAACGCGTTGAAAGAGGCCACAGGGTTAAGCTCAACGCAGTTAAACTCAAACGTGGAATTGATGACGTATTTGGATTCACTTGCTGACCCGACGCAAGGGTATGAGTCGGCCATAGAAACAATCCGTCGCCTTGAAAACTTGTACGGCGCGCCAGCGCCCGCGCAACGTCAGACGCCGACTAAGTCTAGCAGCGGGTGGGGTAGAGCTAAAGTGGTAGGTAACTGATGCCGATATATGAACAGAGAGCGGCTAACGGGCGCACCTACCGCATAACTGGCCCTGCCGGTGCAACAGACGCGCAAGTCAAGGCTAAAATTCTGGAGCAGTATCCAGAGGCCGGCAAACAACGTGTCGCGCCGCCGCGCACACGCGGGTCAGGCATCGGCGCAGTTGATACTGCGTTGGACAACATTAACGAAATAATAATGGGTGTTCCTTCCGGCGCGTACAATCTCGCGGCTATGGTCACCGACCCCATATCAGGTATGATTTTTGGTAAGGACGCAGTGAAGCAAGCGCAGGGCCAACGCCGCGCTTTTGGCGACGCAGTGTCGCGCAATTTGGTAACGACGCCGCGCCCGCTTGCGCGCAGCCTTGGTGAGTCAATAGCACCCGGCGCGGTGGTAACACGCACAGCCAAAGTACTCGCGCCTCTAGCACCGAAAATACCTGTGATCGGCGACGCTGTATCAAAAGTTTTAAAATCTACTGCGTCCGGCGGCGTCGGCGTAAAAAGTACATCCATCCCCAAAAAGGTTGCGTTACAAGTAGCGGGTGGCAGCGCGTCTGGCGCAAGCACTGCGGCTTTGATGGGGCAAGACCCAGTTGAAGGCGCGCTGTACGGCGCGGGTATACCCGTCCTTGGCACTGTGTTTAAGAAACTTGTCGGCGGCGGCGTTGATCTTTTTCGGATGTCTAAAGTTAAAGCGGGCAAAATTCTGCGTGAAGCGTTAGGAAAAGATGTTGAAGCTGCAAAGGCTGCGTTTGCAAGCCTAGCGCCTGATGACCAACGGTTAGCCCAGCAAGTACTGATTGACGCTGGTATAGAGCCTAGCCGATTTTTTGGCGTTGGTAAGATTGTAGCTGACCAAATTGATCCTGATGCTACAAAGCGTATATTGGACGCGCAAGAGGCGGCGCGTAACGCCCGTCTGGCGGATATTTCAGGGGGCGCCGACGAAACTGCTCGGAGAGCTGCTGCTAATGTTGAGCGCCGCGCAGTAAATGAAGCTACAGGCCCAGCCCGCGAAACCGCGCTAGGAAACATAAAAGAAACTAACGTCGCCGTTTCTGAAGCAGAACGACTAGCGAACGCTGCACGCCTGCAAGCAGGAGAGCAGTCCGACCTTGCGCGCCGTATGACCTTTGGTGCTGAACGCGCGGAAACGCGCTTAGGTCAAATGGACGACTTAGGCGACGCATTTGACCCGCAAGCGGTTTCGCGCGAACGGGGCGTAGCCGGCGCCATGACCCAGCGCGGCGAACAAGCCGCGCAGCAGGCTATAGACTTACGCCAACAAGCCCGCGACATAGATGATATTGTTGCAGAGTTAGCAGCGGAAAACCGTAAACCTTTGTTGGCCGCGCCGCTAATCACTACCTTACGGCAGCAAGCGGGGGCTGAAGGCGTCCGCACTAGTTCTGCGCGCCGTGCGCTGCTTAAATTAGCCAGCCAAATTGAAGGCGCTGCTGACCAAAACGGTATGCTTAACCCTTACGATCTGTATACACTTCGTAAAGAAGCCAGCGACATTGTTGAAAAATATGTCGCGTCGTCAGCGCAGCCATCTACAGGATCAAAAAAGCGTGCGGCGGGTTTAGTTATTGGATTTAAAAATGCTGTTGATGAAGCGTTAGGGCCTGAATTTAAAGATTATTTGGTTCAACATCAACTTGGTATGCAAAAAGTTAACGTTCAAGAGTTGGCGGCGCGCGGCGCGCAACTAGCCGAAGGAAGCCCCGACGAGTTTATTGCTCTCATGAACCGCAAACGACCCGAAATCGTCGAAGATGTTTACGGTAAAGGTACTAACCAGTTTGACATCGCTGGTATGGCGCTGGCTGATCCGCGACGTTACAACGCCATGATGATGTCGGCGAAGGAATTGGAAACGCTGAACAAGATGACTGACTTGCAGTCGCTTGGTGAAACAGCCGGAGGGAAACTTTTAACCAAAGAACAGCCCGGCTTCCTATCACGCATTATCCGTGCCGGTGTGGGTTTAAAATTCCCTTCCGTTGCTTTTGCGGGTCAACAGCTTAACCAAACTCAAAAAGCGTTTATGTCGCCGAGGGTACAGAAGGAATTAGCGGACGCGTATCGGAGCGGCCCTAACATGATGGCAGCCATGAACGAACTTCCAACGGCAGCGCGTATATCTGAACAAGTGCAGCGGTTAAACCCAACGGCACGCAACGTCATGGCGCAACAGTTTGCGCTGCCATCTTCGTTAGGGGCGCAATACGGCTTCCCTGATTTTGATCCAGAAACAGGCGAACCGTTGGTAGATATTGACAACTCGCAAGGTTACCCCGCGCCGATATACGGCAAAATATCTCGCAACCAAATGAGGCGCTAACAATGGCCACTATCGACGAAACCCAAGCGCAGCTTAATACACACGAACAGGTCTGTGCATTTCGTTATGAGAGCATCTGTGCGCGGATGAAGCGTCTGGAGAGCGTTGGCATGACTGCGGCGGGTACAATCATTATGTTGCTGGTTGGCATACTAATAAGCCTAATCCAGAAAGGTGCTGCGTGAGCATAGTCTTAGGCCAGCGCAGTCTATCACGGCTTGAGGGCGTCCACCCTGATCTGGTGCGGGTAGTCAAGAAGGCGGCTGCACTGTCAGACCTTGACTTTACTGTATTAGAAGGCATACGTAGCGTCGAACGACAGAAGCAGTTAGTTAGTCAAGGGGCATCCAAGACTATGAACTCACGCCATCTCACTGGACACGCTGTCGATCTGGCGCCCATACTAGGTGGCGAAGTATCATGGGCTTGGCCGCAATATCACAGGCTGGCTAAGATCGTGAAGGCTGCTGCGGCAGCCGAAAATGTCGCCGTTACTTGGGGCGGTGATTTTCGAACTTTCAAGGACGGCCCACACTGGGAACTGCCTTGGAAGTTTTATCCGAAGGGAAAATAACATGAAAATCGTATCTTTTTTAGTTAGCCGTTTAAAAGAACCCAGCACCTACGCTGGCTTTGCTGGCATTGCCTTAGCCTTTGGCTTGTCCAGTGAAGAATGGTCAGTCATTGCTACCGCTATTGCTGGTCTTGCAGGCGTCGCAGCTATGTTTTTGGTTGAGTCCCCAGCACAATCCGCTGAGTAATGATAAAGCTACTTTCGTCTTTGCTGTCGCTGCTCGACCGCCTTTGGGCGTCGTGGAGTGAGAACAAGTTGCGGCAGCAAGGACGTCAGATGGCTATCAAGGAAGCGAACGATGAGATCAATCGGCAAATCGAACTTGGCGCTGCTGCTATTAGCGCCCCTGATCCTGAGCGTGACGAACGGCTGCGCGACCGTTTCGACCGCTCCCGTACCAATAAATAGCTATTGCGCTATTGCGAAGCCTATAAGTTACGACGCGACGCAAGACACATCAGAAACTGTCAGAGAGATAGAGGCGCATAACAGCGCCTTTATTTGTATCTGTGAGGCTGATTGCCCGAAAGGCAAATAAATGCCGTCATCCCTATCCATAGACCCAAACTTGTACAACTATTGTACACCCCGCCAACGTGAGATGCTTGAGGCTATCGAGTTACACGGCGGCGCTAGGGCTGCCTCGATTGCAATGGGTGTCAACATAGGCGCGGCTAGTGACGCTTATAACGCGGTCAAAAAGAAAGCGGCGATGCATGGGTACGCACCAGAGAACGACTTTACCCGGCCAGTGCCAAATGGCTACGTCACCAAAGGCGTGTCAACCTACTACAACTCCGAAGGCAAGCCATCAGGCCAGTGGGTCAAAGCATCACTGACGCATGAGGCGCTCATAGACGCCATGCGTGAGACAGTCGCTGGCTTCAAGGATCAGATACAGCCAGCGGACATTGTCGTTGCGCCAGCGGCTTGCCAAGACCACCTGTGCAACCTGTACACATTCACCGACTACCACCTTGGTATGCTGGCATGGCATCAGGAAGGTGGGGCTGATTGGTCTATAGCCATAGCCGAAAAGACTATCCTTGCTGCGCTGATACAGATGGTCAATCAAAGCCCTAACGCGCACACAGCAGTGCTCAATATCCAAGGTGACTTCCTGCACACTGACGGCAAGATGCCTGTGACGCCAGCGTCCAGACACGTTCTGGACGCGGACAGCCGCTTCCCTAAGATACGCCGGGCAGCCATACGGATCATCCGCTCACTGATGGCGGTCTGTTTGCAGCGCCATCAGGAAGTGTATCTAATTATCGCTGAAGGCAACCACGACGAAGAAAGCAGCGGCTGGTTGGCTGACCTGTTCGCGGTGCATTACGAAGAAGACCCGCGCGTCACTGTCAACGACAGCGTCCTGCCGTTCTACGTGTTCGAGTGGGGCGCCACTATGATAGGTGTGCATCACGGCCACAAGGTCAAGAACGAATCACTGCCACTGCTGTTCGCCGCGCAGTTCCCGCGAGAGTGGGGTCGCACGACACGCAGAGAAATACACTGCGGCCACCGCCATCACCGTGACGAGAAAGAATATAATGGTGTGACAGTTGTGCAACATCCCACACTTGCCGCTAGGGATGCCTACGCTGCACGCGGCGGTTGGATTGCAGACCGTGCGGCATGGGCCATCACGTACCATAAAGAGTACGGCGCTGTGGGCCGCGTCATGGTCACAACTGAAATGCTAGGTGCGCCTAGCCATGAGGCGGCCTAGCAGTATCACGGCCTCGCCTAAGTCTTCTGGGGC